CTGCTTTTAGACAAATAACTTCAGTAGTGTCAAGTGCAATAAGAAGTTTTAGAGACTTTGAATTCCAAATGGCTAAAGTTAAAGCGATTACTGGGGCTTCTAATGTTGATTTTAAAAAGTTAAGTCAAACAGCACAAGATTTAGGTCGTTCCACATTCTTTACAGCACAACAAGTTGCAGAATTACAAACTAATTTTGGTAAATTAGGATTTTCAACTAAAGAGATACTTCAGGCTCAAGAGGCTACTCTTAATTTAGCAACAGCAACAGATTCAGATTTGGCTAGAGCAGCAATAGTTGCTGGTGCTGCTGTAAGAGGTTTTGGATTAAATGCTAAAGAGACAGCAAGAGTTACAGATGTCATGGCTTCTGCTTTTACTTCCTCTGCGTTAGATTTAGAAAAATTCCAAACATCTATGACTAAAGTTGCACCTATTGCTGCAGCGGCAAATATATCTTTAGAGGCAACAACATCAGTTATGGGTACACTAACAGATGCTGGTATTGAGGCTTCTATTGCAGGTACATCTTTAAGAAATATATTTTTACAGATGCAAGACCCATCATCTAAATTAGCAAAACACTTAGGTTTTACAGTAAAAAGTTCTGATGATTTGCAAAAAGCATTAAACCTATTAAATAATTCTAGTGATGAGACTTTAACTTCCCTTGTTAAGGTAAGACAAGTTGCAGCATTTAGGGTAATGGTTAGAGGTGCTGAAAGAGTTAATTTTTTAACACAACAATTAAATTTAGCAAATGGTTCTGCTGAACAAATGGCAGGAATTGTAGGAGACACACTTGAAGGGGCTTTTAAAAGATTAGTCTCTGCTACTGAAGGATTGCAAATAGCATTTATGGGAACTGGAGGAGGATTAACTAATTTTATAAATCGTATTGCTGATTTTACAAATAGAATAACTGACTCTATTGCACCTCAAGAAACTCAAATTGAAATGTTACAGAGAACCACTCAAGAAATGGATTCTCAATTTAGTTTGCTAACAGAAGGCAATTTAAGTCAAGAGGCAAGGGTGCAGATTATACAAAATTTAAATACTGAATATGCAGATTACCTACCTCACCTTATATCAGAAAAAGATGGTTTAAAGGACATAAAGGATATGCAACTTGAAGTCAACAATTTAATGATGGAGAGAGTCCTTATTATGGCTATGGAGGAAGAACTAGCAGAATTAGCAGAAAAACAAACAAAGGCAATTAAAGGACAGACTAATTCTAATATTGATTTAGCAAAATCAGAAAAAGAAAGACTAACAGCAGACGAAAATAACTTTCAACAAATAGAAAACAATATAGAAATAACAAAATTATTTAACGAAGCCAATAAAGAAGTTGTAGATAATTTTGATAAAGACAAAGAAACCTTAATAGAAGGATATAAAGAAACTGCTAAACAGTTAGGTTTAAGTTTTAAAAACATAATGGATTCCCTTAATGCTGCTAAAAAAGCAAAAAAAGATGCAGATGAAGATGGTGACACAACAGTTGTTAATGACACTAAAGATAGAAACCAAGCCTTGCTAAACCTCCAATTAGAATATGCAGAAGCATTAACTCTTGCAGAGGGTAAATCTATAGAAGAAAGAGAGGCTTATTTAAAAGGATTAGAAACTTTTTACAATGATGATAAATTACAAGTGCAGTTAGATTTTATAAATGCACAATTAGCAAACACTAAAACATCTGAAGAAGAAAAAATTAGACTTAAACAGCAATACGCACAATTAGAACTTAATGAAGAAAAAAGATTACAAGGTGTTAAACTTCAAAACATGAAGGATGAACAGGCTGCTAATTTTGCTCTTCAAGATGCAAAAGCAAAGGCTTTAAATGGCTATCTTAATATTGCTGCAGGATTTGCAGAAGAAGGTAGTGATTTAGCAAAGGCTATATTTTTACTTCAACAAGCAATGGCAGTAAAAGATGTTGTAGTAACAAATTTTAGGACAAACGCAATGATTATGGCAGAAGGACTTGCTTTAGCAATACCAACTCTAGGGGCTTCTGTAGCGACAGCAAAAGCGTTAGTTACAGCAAATAATATAATGTCAGCACTATCTATAGCAGGTATTATTGCACAAACAGTAACAGGATTAAGTAAAAAAGCAAGGGGAGGAATGATAGAGGAGTATGCTAATGGTGGCATGGTTTATGGTAGGTCACACGCACAGGGAGGAGAGAAGTTTGCAGTAGGAGGTAGAGTGGTAGAATTAGAAGGTGGTGAGGCTGTTATAAATAAAAGAAGTACAGCAATGTTTAGAAATCAATTATCAGCAATGAACGCTGCAGGTGGTGGTGTTAAGTTTGCAGATGGTGGTATGTTAAATATGCCTCAGTTTAGCCAACAACAGTTTAATGCTTTAGGGCAGAGCCAAATGATGGGTGCTGTAGCAAGTGGCAGTAAGGTGGTTGTAGTTGAATCAGACATTACAGAAAGTCAAAATTCAGTAAGTGTAATACAATCTGATGCTAGACTGTAACCATGAAAGAAGAAACAAAATAATAATAATATTAACTTTAGGAATACTAACAAATGTTTGTTGACAAAAAAACCAAATTAGAGAGATTAGATATATGTAAAAGTTGTAGTTTTTACCGAAATTTTATGTTACTAAAAAGACCAAAGATAAAATGGGGGGCAAGATGTGCAGATTGCAAATGCTTCCTAGATGCAAAAACCTCTTTAACAAAAGAGTTCTTTGGTAAGTGTCCACAAAATAAATGGTAAAAAAATCACTATGAATTTTAGAGAAATCGCTGAAAATTACAGCAAAACAAAAAGAGGAATGATGACAGATGCTGTTATCAGAAACCAAAAACACATGAGAAATTTTTCAAAGTATCATTCTGAATCATTAAATATAATGTTTGCAGAGTGGCACGTAATGTTTCCTGCACAAAAGCAAGATTTAAATTGTAGTTCTTGTAGGAAAGCAGTTTGTAAGTTTTGGGAAACAATGGTTGATGAGTGGATAGAAATAGAAAGCACTCCTAAAAAAACAACTAAAAAACCTAATGGCTCAAAAAAAACAAAAGCAAAGACAAAATAAAGTAGATGTAGTTTTTGACTTTATTGAAATTCTTGGTACTGAGTTAGAAAAAAGGTTTGGAGATTCTCCAACTTGTAAAGATATGGTTAGACATCTTGTAGAAAAGGGAATTATAGAACCCAAAAGACTTAGAAACTATATGGTTATTGTAGATTTTGACAGAATGTTGGCTACTAATAAGGGCAGCAGAACACACACTTGGATGGATTTATCTATTAAGTATGACATAAGTGAAAGTCAATCACAGAATATAGTTTACAAAGAAAGAAAAAAGGCTATTTCTTATAACAACATTACATATTAAAAGTTTTGTAAGAAAATAAGGTAAATAAAATTTACTTTAATGATATTTTTGCCTCTATGACAGAAAAATGGTATAACATTCAGAATAAAGCATCAGGCATTACTGATGTGTATATCTTTGATGAGATAGGAACTTATGGCGTAACTGCACAAGCCTTTATAAATGACATCAAAGATTTAAAAGATACGCCAATCAATTTACGCATAAACAGTTTAGGTGGAGATGTGTTTGATGGTATGGCAATGTACAATGTAATCAAAAGGAGAGAGGCTAGAACTACAGTTTACATAGAGGGTATAGCAGCAAGTATTGCTACTATTATTGCTCTTGGTGCAGATGAAGTGGTTATGGCAGAAAATTCTTTGTTTATGATACATAACGCTTGGGGAGGAACAATGGGTGAGGCTAAAGATATGCGAAAAACAGCAGATACTCTTGACAAAATCTCAAGTGAACTGACAGACATTTATAGAAAAAAGACAGGATTATCTAATGATGTTCTTGCTGAAATGATGGATGCAGAAACTTGGTTAAACGCTGATGAAGCGTATGAACTTGGTTTTGTTGATACCATCTCTGATTCTATTAAAGTCGCTGCTAAGTATGATGTTTCTAAATTTAAAAATATCACACAAGAAGAAATACAAAATAAACTGAGTATTAATATAAATAACAAAAAAATGACTAATGAGTTAAAAGAATGGTTTAACAGTAAGGTTGATGAAATTGTTGCTACTGTAAAAGGTGATGTAAAAGTTTCAAAAGATGTTGCTGAAGAAACTATGATAACTGTTAACTTAGGTGATAATGATGATATAAAAAACAAAATTTCAGAATTTGAGTCTAATAATATAGAGTTATCAAGCAAGATTGCTTCATTAGAAGAAGAGTTAGCGACTGCAAAAGGAACTAATGAAACTTTAACTGGCGAAGTAGAAGCGTTAAACGCTAAAATCAACAAAGCAGATGCTAAAGGTACTAAAATTGAAACTGATAGTGACCCTGCAGTAGTTGAAAACAAAAAAGAAGATGCTAATGCAAATTTTTACAACGCAATGGCAGAAAAAGTAAGAAATAAATTTAATAACTAAAAAAATAAAAAAAAATGGCAAACGTAGCAAATAAAGGAACTTTCGCAACTTATTCAGGAGCGAACCTTAATGAAATTTTTTATGAGCCAGTATTTAGAAGTGATGACATTATGCGTAACTATAGAGTTCTGCCTAATGTAAAACACAAAATGAATGTGTTTACTTCGGCTGCTCTAACAAAAATTGTACAAAAATATACTGCTTGTTCAGCAACAAGTGGTTCTACTCAATTTAACATTGATGAGAAAACAATTACTGCAGGAAGAATGAGAGTTGCTCTTGAGCAATGTACTGATGAGTTTTTCGGAACTTACATTGAAGAAATGTACAGAAATGGTGTTGATGTAATGAACCTTGAAGGAACAATGTTAGCAGATGCGATTGTTAATCGTGCTGTAAAAGGTATCGCACAAGATGTAGTAAGATTAGCATGGGGTGGAGATGACTCTACTGCAAACTATCAAGGTGTAACAGGATGGATTAAATTAATGGGGGATGATGCAACTGTAGAAGGGGCAAAAAGAGCAGTAACTTGTGCTGACTCAACTGCACCAACAGCAGCAGAGGCTTTAAGCATAATTAGACGTGCTTATGATGAAGCACCTGCAGCATTACAACAAGTTCCAGCATCTGACAAGAAAATGTATGTTTCTCCAGCAATTTACAATGCGTACTTACAAAACTTAGAAGGAACTTCTGCAGATTTAGCAATTACTAATACACAAGATGGTTTATTAGTTGTTAAGTTTAGAGGCGTTGAATTAGTGGCTATGTACGAATGGGATACTATTACAGCAGATTTAAACCCAACAATGTTTGATGTGTCAGGTACTGACTATACAAATGGTCTTTGTTACTGTGCAGTTGACAACTTAATCATAGGTTCTGATGTTACTGATCCAGAAGGTTCTTTTAAAGTATTTTATGATGATTTAGAAGAAAAAATGTTCTTTAGAGGTTACTTTAAGTTAGGAGTACAATTCTTGTACCCTTCACTTGTTCAATGGGTAATCGCAAAAGCGTAATAATAATGTAATAACAGAGGGGGTGTAAAAACCTCCTCTTAATTACTTTTTAATAACAAATAAAATAATAATAAAATGGCAATAGATACAGGTTTAGGTGTAACTTGTGCTGATTTACAAGCAACTGGAGGGATAAAACAAATTCTTCTAAGGTCATGGGCAACTGCAGACGTAGTTACTTATGGTACAGGTACAGCACATACTATTACTAATATACAGTCAGGTGGTGATGCTAACTGGTTTGTTTATGAGTTTAAAAACGAAAACCCATCTTTAACAATAGCGGCTACAAAAGAAAATGGTTCAACTGCATTTGAGTGCAGTCTTTCTTTTATGATTCCTAATATATCGGCTGCAAGGTTTGAAGAATTGAAAAATTTAGAAAGCACTTGTATGATGGGATTAGTTCTTGATACTAATGATAAATGGTGGGCAATAGGTGTAAGTGCAAAATATGCAAATGAAACTGTTGCAGCAAAAAGTCAAACATTTTTAAATCTAGTTGGATTTGAAGGTGGTACTGGTGCTGCTTATTCAGATGAAAATGGTATTACTGTAAACTTAATGGCAAGACAATTTGAATTGCCTAGAGAGTATGCAGGCACTGTTGGAGTTGATACTTCAGCATTAACTGCAACAACAGGGGCATAATTAATTAAAGGTATAATAATAGGTTGA